AGCTAAAAACTACATGCCCAAGACTATTAAGGAGACCTTTGACTGGTGTCATTATTACCAACTTACTAACCCACTTATTAATGCGGTTACACAGAAGTTGGCTACGTACCCAATTACAGACTTGGTGTACGAGGAAGACAACGAGGGCTTGGTAAAGATCTATAAGGATCTTTTTGAGAAGCAATTTTTGCTTCGTTCGTTTTTGATTGAAGTTAATCTCGACAGATACACTTATGGTAACTCCTTTATTTCGGTAGCCTTCCCCTTCAATAAGGTTCTCCATTGCACCTCTTGCGGGAACAGTGTCCCTGCGAAGAAATCTGGCTACAAGTGGAAGGGCTTTAAGTTCCATCTAACTTGCCCAGCTTGTGACTACAGTGGGCCCGCTAAAGTTGTAGACGAGCCTGTCAAAGCTGCCGTCAAGATCCGTTTGATCCGCTGGAACCCAAAACATATCACCATAAAATACAATGAGATAACGGGCCGCTACCTATATTATTACAAGATGCCGAGGGCGCTCAGAAACGATATTACTCTAGGTAAGCCGGATATCCTGGAAACGATTCCCCAGGCATTTATTGATGCTATCAGGAAGAAGCGTTCCGTTCTTTTAGACAGCACCAAGATATTCCATAGTCGTAGACCTTCTATCTCTAGAGAGCCTTCCGATAGTGGGTGGGGCGCTCCGCTTATCCTCCCCGTCTTGAAAGACATCTTCTTCTTGCAGATTCTTCGGAAAGCTCAAGAAGCCGTAGCGATGGAGCATATTGTTCCCATGCGCGTCATGTTCCCGCAGGTAACAACGGATGGAAGTAACCCCTACGCGCAAATCAATTTACAGGATTGGCAAAAAGAGGTCCAGACTCAGATCAAACGTTGGCGTCAGGACAATAATCACATACCTGTAATGCCTGTTCCCATCGGGTACCAGATGATTGGTGGGCAGGGTCGGAGCTTACTTCTGCACCAAGAGTTACGCGTTTACTCCGATCAGATTATCGCTGGCATGGGTGTGCCTACAGGGTTTTTCTACGGTGAGGCGCAGTATTCCGGCGCTTCTGTCAACCTACGAGCACTCGAGAATGAGTTTCTTGGTAATAGGCAAGACATGCTCCGTTGTGTTGAGTTTATCCGCGACCGGGTTTCTCAATTCATGGGCCTCCCAAACGTCAACATCAAGTTTAAGCCCTTCAAAATGGCAGATGATATTCAGCGGGCTAGTTTTGATATGAATCTAGCCAATGCGGGTATGATTAGTCGTAGATCTTTCTTGGCGTCTAGAGATTATAATTTTGATACCGAGCGTGACCTACTCAAGGTAGAGGGGGAGGTCGCTGCCAGCGCTCAACGGGAACAGCAACTGAAGCAGGTAGAGGCTCAAGGCGAAGCCATGCTTGTCCAGACCAGATATCAAATCCAGTCCCAGAACATGCAGCAAGAAAACCAGATGCAGATGCAGCAGCAATATGGCCCTCCTCCTGGCGCGGAACAACAAGGCGGCGCTCCTCCACAAGGCGGTGCCCCACAACAAGGAGCGCCACAACAAGGAGCGCCACAACAAGGTGCTCCGCCTGCTGGGGCGCAGGCCGCGCCGGGTGAACAACAAGCTCCTCCCGGGCAACAGGCCCCTCCGGAAGCTGGTGGCGTTGTTCAGGGAGCAGCCCAGAGCCCTGTTCAATCTACACAGAGCCCCATGGTTGACTTATTCGCTCAGGCCCGCAGGATGACTTCCGAGCTAAAAAAGATGGAGGAAGTGGAAAGGTACCGGGTCCTGGCACAGTTACGTGCCGCGAACCCGGATTTATATATGTTAGTAAACAATGCTCTGTCTGGCGGAGGCATGGCTCCCATGCAACCACTACCAGAGAAGCTACCACCTAGGTCAGGACCCGGAAGTGCTCAAATCTAGTCCACACAAACGAGTATCGCCGTTGGCTTCTCGCATCGGTCACATCTTCCGCTTTGAAAAAAGCTGGAGGTGTTATCGCTATGTTTGAGACACTTAGGGCAGACCCAATAATTTCTTTTGATGTCCAGGAAGTATTCACACTGGCCGCAATTCGCTGGACTCTGGCAGTAACCCGATTTTATGAAGCACTTTATCTTTTTAATTGTCTTCACTTATTTACCGTCGAGAGATTTTTCAACGGCGTCTGCCAGATCTTCTGTAGTAGAACTGGTAGACGTGGTTCTGCGTGTATTCATTTGCAGGACTCCTTTTCTTATGGGGGCTACATTGCCCCATAGTTCTTATACCTAACTAACATGCCGTGTTAGCACGGAGGGACTGATGTCGAATGTGCTCGATCCCCAGAGGGTAATGAAAACCCTTGAAGACGGGACGATAGAGGAAATTAAACGGTTTTTCCCCCTCAAGGGGAGGAAGCACACGTTGGTTGCTAATGACATATACATTGGCGATCCTGTGGATGAAGATGACATAGCAAGCCAAAAGAAAGCCCGCCTACGGGGCCGAACTTGGGCGCAGGGAATTTTTGGGGACTTCACTCTCATCAATAATGAGACAGGGAAAGTCATCAATTCCGCAAAAAAACTTAAGGTACTGAATCTTCCAAAGATTACACGCAGGTACAGTTACATCATAGATGGCACGGAGTACCAAGCAGATAATCAATGGCGGTTAAAGTCCGGTGTTTACGCTAGACGGAAAGCAAACGGGGAACTTGAATCCCAGTTCAATTTAACTAAAGGTCGGGGCTTTCGTCTTGGGTTTGACCCGACTAAGCGCAGATTCTTAATGTCTTATGGGTCTTCTAATATCCAACTTCTGCCTGTATTACAGGCGCTCGGTGTAGATGACAACGCTATCCGAGCTTCCTGGGGACCGGAACTCTACACAAGTGCTGTCGCCACGAAGAAGCGTGGTGAGCTTATGAAGTTATCGAAAGCACTCGCTAAGGGCGTTGTCGTTAAGACTGATGCGGAAGCCATCCCTGTTATCCAGGCTGCCTTGGGAGACACGGGCCTTCGTGCCGATACAACCGCTATAACGCTTGGCAAGGCTTTTGAGTCCGTAACCGGTGATGCCCTTCTGACAACCTCTAAGAAGCTTATCGACATTAATAAAGGCGTGACTAAGGTTGATAATCGTGATGCCTTACAGTTTAAGGAACTCTGGTCGATTGACAATCATATCCCGGAGCGCATCCAGAACTCTAAGAGAAGAATTACCTATAAGATGATGAACAACTTGGACAGGAGAGAGAGTGTTCGGGCTGTCGTTACTCCGGACATTTTTAATGTTCCCATCAAAGCATTTTTTACCTCTACGTCATTATCCCAGCAAACATCACAAGTTAACCCCGTGGATATGATGGGCGGTTTCTTACGGACTACCATTATGGGGACAGGCGGGATTCAAAGCGATGCCGCGATTTCGAAAGAGGCAAAACTTATTGACGCGAGCTTCCTCGGATTTATCGACCCGGTCGAAACCCCAGAGGGAAAACGTTCTGGTATTAGTGGGCACCTAGCTCTCGGTGTGCGTAAAACAGGGACAACCCCACGTATTCGGGTGTTCGATGTCAAGGCGGGCAAGTATGCAGACAAGTCTCCGTCCGAACTTATTTTAGGAAACATTGCTTTTTCAGATCAATATTCTGTAGGTGCGGACAAGTCTATGATCCCGAAAGGGGACCACATCGTGGTTATCCCTGCAGGCGGGGAAGACCCGAGCAAAGTTCCCGCAGATAAGGTTGATTATATTCTCAGATCTCCCAAGCAGATGTTTTCTATTACCGCTAATCTGATCCCCTTCCTGCCTTCAGATCAGGCGAATCGTGCTGGGATGGCGACACGGCACATCTCTCAGGCTATTTCTCTGAAGAACCCAGAGCAGCCTTTAGTGCAGGTTGTATCTGGTAATGCTAGGCCAGAGTACTCTACATGGGAAAAGATTGTGGGCCGGTTTACTTCACATGAAACCCCTGTCTCTGGTTTTGTGGATTCTGTTTCGGCGTCGAAAATTGTTGTGAAAGACACGAAGGGCAAGAAGCACGATGTCCAGTTGTACGACAACTTCCCGCTTAACGATAAAAAAGCATTTATTACAAGCAAGTCCCTCGTAAAAAAGGGCGACAGAGTGGCCGAGGGCCAGACTATTGCGGATACAAATTTTACTGACCAAGGAGCCCTTGCTTTAGGGACCAACCTACGCGTCGGCTATCTACCCTATAAGGGGCTTGTTTTTGAGGACGGGATAGTCATCAGTGAATCTGCGTCAGAGAAACTGACAAGCGTCCACCTCCACAAGGAGCGTGCGTACGTGGACAAGAGCATGTCTGTGGGGCTCAAAAAATTCAGGGCGCACTACCCTGGGTCTGTTTCCGAGGAGAACGCAGAGAAGTTGGACGCTGACGGGGTTATTAAAAAAGGCCAAATTGTTGACCCTGGGGATGTACTAACAACGGTTCTGCAGAAGGTAGAGCCCTCAAAAGAGCAGCTTCTCTTACGCGGTATACACAAGTCTTTGGCGCGCCCCTATCGAAATAGATCGGTGACCTGGGATAAGCCTTACCGAGGGGTGGTCACAGATGTTGTTAGGAATGGCAGGGAGATTTTGGTTCACATAAAAACCGAGGAGCCTGCAGATATTGGAGACAAGCTCTCGGGACGCCACGGCAATAAGGGCG